CAGGTGTCGAACTGGGGCGCAGCTGTCCTGAGCGAGGACCAGCTGAAGTACGCCGCCGACGACGCACTGGTGACGTGGGATCTCTGGCTGCATCTGCAGAAGAAGCTCGACGCAGCACCGGCCTCTGTGCGTTCCGCTCAGGCCATGCTTGACGCTCTGGTGGTGCCGGTCCATGAGATGCAGAGAACCGGCCTGCTGCTCGACGTCAAGCGCCACGCGGAGCTAGTGAAGCTCTGGAAGAGCAAGCTGTCGCACTACGAGAAGATCGTGCGGGGGCATCTGCCAGAGAAGGATGTCGCAAACCTGAACAGCGGGCGGCAGCTGTCGAACTTCTTCGGCAAGATCCTACCCGACGACTGGCTCAAGATGTGGGAGAGGACCGAGAAGACCGGTGAGCTGCAGATGACCACCAAGGAGCTGAAGAAGATGGCGGCCGTGGCTTACGATGCAGGGGTACCGGTCTTCGGCGATCTCTGGCTCGGTCTGGCCGACCGCATCACGATCAACCAGTACCTGCGGAACTTCGGCGTCAAGCTGATCACGATGGCGAACCTGTCGAGCGATGGCCGCATCCACCCCAGCTATAACATCGCCCGTGCCGTGACTGGGCGGTTCAGCTCCAGCCGCCCCAATGCCCAGCAGCTGCCGCGTGACCGCGAGCTGCTCGGAGAGTTCACCAGCGTGCGGCAGTCTTTCAAGGCGCCCGCTGGCAAGCTGCTGGTCAGCCTCGACTACAGCGGCATCGAGCTGAAGGTGCTGGCCCTGCTGACCGGAGACGAGCAGCTGCTGCACGACTGCGTGGTCGGGGACATCCACGGCGAGGTCGCATCACTGCGCGCCGGTCGCAAGATCGACAAGTCGATCCCCTCGGATTATGAGCTGCGCTCTGCTGCCAAGGGGATCTCTTTCGGGATCATCTACGGCAGCGGTGCCGGTGGTCTGGCCTCGACCATGCGATCAACGGTGAGCGAGGCAGCTGACATGATCGAGGTATGGGCACAGCGCTACCCAAAGGCGTTCGCACTGCGGCACACCAAGATGGACGAAGCGATGGCCAATGGCGGATACATCTCAGTTGCCGATGGCGGCACGATCTACATGGGCAAGAAGCCCGACCTGCCCAAGCTCGCGAACTACCCAGTGCAGCGCGCAGCCCTGAGCGTGATGGCGCGGGCGATCATCAGGCACAAGGCTACCCTCGACCGCGAGGCAGCAGCAGGCCGCCACATGGGCACACGGTTGATGGCCACCATCCACGACGCTCTGATCGATGAGGCACGCACAGCCGACGCGCACAGCGCGCTGATGCTGATGAAGGAAGACATGCTGCAGGGCTACCTCGACATCTTCCCAAACGCTCCGACCGACAAGCTGATGGAAGGCGGGGTCGGAAAGAACTGGGGGCAGCTCGAAGACACTGCCGTGTAAAAAGATAAGCGCTGGTATTGACAGTCAGAATATCAGCGCTTATATCTATGATACACCAACCAACCACCGGAGATGACTATGACACACCCACACAACATCAAAGACGCCGCCGCTGCCCACGCATTTATCTTTGGCGGCAGCGCACGCTTCACGCTGGTATCCAACAAAACCGACACGCGGTACACCTACCGCGTCACCGCGAAGAAGAACAGCGACAGCATGTACTTCGTGTCGCTGCTGACCGGTGCGGACAACAACATGGACTATGAGTACATCGGGTACATCGTGACTGGCAGCACCCATAGCGTCCTGATCGCAGGTCAGCGCGGCGCTCCAAACCACCCCGCCTTCTTGGGGCTGAACTGGTTCTTGAAGTCCGTCGAGAACAGCAACCCTCTGGCGATCCCAGACATGGTGGACTTTTGGCACGAGGGCCGCTGCGCACGGTGCGCCCGTCCGCTGACAGACCCAGTATCAATCGAACGTGGCCTCGGCCCTGAATGTGCAATGAAAGGACTTTGATATGAGCTTCGACATCGACATCGCAATCGCCAAGATCACCTCTGGGGCACCGTTCCCAGAGGACTGCATCTCTGTCCAGCTCCGCGAGAAGTATCCTGAGCTGGACTTCCTGTTCGATGAGATCGACGGCTTGCGTCAGACAGCTGGCGAGTATGCCGCCGAGGCAGCCGAGGATATCAGCGACCTGAAGAGTATCCAATCCTCGGTACTGGATGCTGTCGCAACCTGCCGAGACATGATCGACACCGTGCGCAGCATGGATGCGGCCAAGCCCGTAGCGCTGATGCTACGCGACGTCAGCCGCAAGTTGGACGCCGAGGTGCAGTGTCATGGGTGACAACACAAGGCAGCGCATGCTGGACAGCGCCAGCTCCCTGATCAACGGTGATCGGGAGCAGGACTACGGGTCGCCGAAAGAGAACTTCGGCAACATCGCACAGCGCTGGTCGCAGGTGCTGGGGATAGACGTCAAGCCGTGGCAGGTCTGCCTGATGATGGCCGACGTCAAGATCGCGCGGATGTGTACCACGCGAAAAGTCCACATGGACAGCCTGATAGATCTGATTGGGTACGGGGCATTAGCTGGAGAGGTGGCAGAAGAAGATGGCGAAGAAACGTAAGAGCCAGATCGAAGTGCAGCGAGACTACGACAACCGCCGCAAAAAAGAGGGTCTCACCCGCGTGACTGTGTGGGTGCCAGAACATTTGAAGTCTGCGCTGGTGTCGTTGGCACTGGATATGCGCAACAACAATAAAGAGAAGGATCAACCATGAAAAGACTTTTGATGACGACCGCCTGCACCAAGCTCGATGGCCAAAACTAATGGACCTGCCGCTGGATCAGGGTCAAGTAGACCACCCACAAATCCGCGCGCCAGCCTCGTTGTGATCGAGGATCTGGCGCGCGGTCTCAGTGGTTAAACGGTCTGCAGAGCTGGGGCGGATCGGGGACGACCAGCAATTACTTGTCGCCGTCACGCATCCACTTACCAAGATCGGCATGCACATCAGCAGCAGCTTTTTTCGCATTCTCATCACGCACCTTCTTTGCTATCAGCATCTCATCGATGCGCTTTTCCATAGCCTTGGCGCGCTCTGCAGCACGGCCATCCCTCTTCTTCTTAACGCCATACCCAAACACTCCACCGACCAGCGCCAGAGCGCCGAGGATGTATGGCAGGAACTGCGCGAGGACCGCCGTGATCATGGCTGCGCCCTCACCCTGCCAACCACGCCAGCAAGGCCCACAGCGGATATGATCCACGGGTACCATGTCGGCGGGATCTGAGACTTGATGTCTTCAGGCAGCTCCAGCCAGACCAGAGGCAGCACGGTGATCGCGGCCAGCAGCTGACTGGAGTGCCAGCGCCAAGCATCTTTCCAATCGTTAACGGGTTTCATGCTTAGCTCCTCCAAATAGCGACATGATCGCAGCGATGACCGCAGCGTACCACGGCTGCGCTGTCGGCGCCGCCTTCTTTACTGGCACATGATCCACAGGAGCAGGTGCATCATCGAGCAGCTCCAAAGCTGCAAGGAACTTGCGGGCGTAGCCTGCGTACTTCTCTCCGTTCAGGCGCACGTCGCCATTCACGATGGCTCTGGCGCTCTTGAAGTTGAAGCCCTTCGGGGTGTCATAGTCTGACAGCTTCTTGCCTGTGTAGCGGCCTGTCGTCATGCCGTGCATGATGGACTTGACCGCGACGGCCGGTTGAAGGATCTGCTCTGGGGCGGCCTCGATCCCTATCTTGGCGTAGTTGACAGCGCCGGTCAGCTGATCGATCCCGCCACCACGATAGGCCCAGCCATCGTTGCTGCCGCGCCTGTTGCCGAGACGACCATTGTACACGCAGTTCGCCAGCCCCTGCGGGTTGCGCGCGAACTCGACAGCCTCTGGCCTATTCGGCCATACGATCTTGATGCGCTGGGCTGAGTAGTACATGTTCTCGCTCTTAGGCACGAACTTGGCCTCGCCGAATGCGGTGGCAAGGATGTAGGCCAGATGCTCACGAGGCAGATCACGCCCTTGATCTAGGATGTCCTCGATCACGTTGACTTGTACCGGAAGCAGCGCGCCGCTGCTGAACATGGAGCGGATCGCGTCAAAAAAGTTTACTCTGCTCATGGGTAAAACCTACTCTCGGTCAGCCAGAAGGGATGGCACTGGTGCAGTGTCTTGGCGAAGCTGTACTCACTAATCTCATTGGGGGTGAGCCTCACCACCCACGGCCCGAAGCTGAAGCCTGCGGCGGGCCGCAGCTCGCTGCGCTCCTCGATGCGCAGGGCGACGAGGGCGCTGCTCTCTGGGGTGCCGATGTACCATGAGATAGAGACGAACGTACAGTCGCGGACCTTGTCAGCCTCGCCCCAGATACGCGTGCTGTACTCATCAACCACCTCCATCTGGGTGATCTCAGTGTGTAAGACTACGGGATATATCCACCCCTCTAGGCGGCCGCCGAAGGTACCGCCGAGCAGCAGTGTCTGCAGCGTGAAGAAGATCACCAGCGTCATAGGCCAGCTAAACAGTTTACGGATCATGCTCGCTGTCATTTCGCCCACCCAAGGTTATCTACGCCTACCTTCAGCGCTGCTGCTGTGATGATAACCCAGATTATAACCTTCCCCAGTTTACCCCAGCTCTGAAGCATCGCGTACCCCGACAGCATATTCCTTATCTCCTTCACTTCGTGCTTGGTGAAGACAGCGAGGTCGCTGTCGTCTCCCTTAGCAGCAGCCGAGATTTTGCGCAGGAGCGCGTCTAGGGCATCGTTCTCTGGCACCGGTGTCACCTGCTACTTTAGGAAAAGATTATGTCTTCCGTGATCAGGTCCAGTGCATCGGGCGTAGTGGCTCCAGCGATCAGCGCGACAGCAGCGGCCTTAGGCTTGCTCTTGAATTTTGCCGCTTCCGCATTTTCTGCGGTAGCGCCCTCACCTTTGAGGAGCTTCTCCAGCGCCTTGGCTTCGGCCTTTGCTACCCGTTCTGCTGCCTTGGCCAAGATCTTTTGGATCTTGATCGTCTTGGCTTTGGCCATGTCGATCTCGATCACGTCGCCGTTCAGCTGCCAAGCATCACGGAACATGCGGCCAGTCGCTGGGACGATGACGCTGGAAGCATCGACGTCAACGCCGTTGATGCGGGTGAATGTCTGTGGGTTTGCCATTATGCGGCCTCCTCTTGATGCTGCGCGATGCGCCATGCGTTGCGGTGTTCTCTGTTTGTGGGGATTATAGCACGCCTGACGATCTTGAGTATAGTGCGATTGCCTTGATAGCCTCGCCAGACCCGTGGTGGCACGGCCATTTGCACAAGGTACTCCATCGCCTCTTCCTCTGTCATTGCTGGGATGGGCGGGGTCTGGTGCAGCAGGTGGCCACGGGTGTGTTGTTTGAAGTCAGGTTTTGCTTCATCCTCTGCCAAGGCCCAATAGACCGAGACAGGTGGTAGGATGCCGCCGTGTGTGGCCATTGCCAGCCACTCGCTTGAGGGCGTTGTGACGCAGGCAGGATTGTCAGGTGCGGATGGGTCTTCCCACAGTATTGCAAACTGCGGATCAGGTAACGGCCCCTTGGCTTTCGCCTTGGGGATGAAGTCCAACTCTCTGGCCCAGAGGGGCATGGTGCTGTAATCAGTCATCACGCCAAATCCCCCAAGCGTATCATGGCGTGGCTGCTGTCAGAAATGCTTCCTGCAGAGGTATAGATGCGAACAACTGTCTGTGAAATACCAGTGTCGGCCACACCAAAGAGCGCGCTACCCGCCGCCATTCGTCCACACCAAGCTGCATCCTCTGCGCCAACGAAGGTGTTAGTGTGGGCATAGGTGTAGATGCCGACCCCGCTGTCTGTAAAAGTTGCAATGTTCAAGCCAGAAACTACGGCTGTCGGTGTGCCTTTAGACCACGATTTAGCCGACCCATTGACTGCGTAGCCCATTGGTGTGCTGTCGATCCCGTCCGAGATATTCGCTGCTACTATCGTACTCATGCTAAGTCCCCCATGACTACGTTAGTCACTATAAGGCTATCTATTGCTCCCGTTGCGTCTAAGCTAAAGTTTCGATGGTATGTGGTGAGGATCTCCACCACTAGGACGGAACTTACTCCGGCAGCAGCGTAATGGCTGGCGGATGGGGCAAAGTCATTAGCAATAAGAGTATTGGTATAGTTTGTGTTGTAGTCACCCTGTGCCCTATCTGTGACGGATGCCACATTGAGGCTCTTATTTATAGTGACAGTGCCTGTCCCAGTGAAGTTAAGCCAAGCCTTAGCTACTCCGCCGATGCCAAACTCGGTCCCGCCTGCGCTTGGCTTGAGATTGTCTACTGCTAAGGTGCTCATGCTAAATCTCCGATCACGAAAACGTCCGTTTGTGGTAGGTCAGCAAACGTCCCAGACGTTGTGATGTTGTCCATCCTGATTGACGTCGTAGAGTATGCGGCAAGGTTTCGGCATATCCCAGCGGTTATACCATTATTTCCACCGCCTTGCGTTGCGCCATATAACGCCGAGACGAACGCGTTTGTATAAGTTACAGTTGAGTGCCCTACGATGACGTCGGTGAGGCTGCTGACGTTCAAAGATGACCGTGTTGAAATAGTTCCAACTTGATTTACGGAGCACATGGCCCTTGTTGCAGCCTGCCCCGTCAAGGTAATCGGCCCACTGCCCGCCTCGTTGCTGATTGCTGCTGCTCTGATTTCAGACAATGACCAAACTCCCGCCAGATGTGATGATTAAGGTGACGCCCGTATCCACCGTTAGCGGCCCCGCTGCACTGGCATTTTCGGTAGCGTCGATGGTGGTACTTACTGTCAGCGTTTGTGCGTTGATGCGGAAGATATCGCCGACACCTGTGCTCGGATCTCCGACCTCACCGTTGTTTCCTTTGAACAGCCCGCCCCCACCAACGAGGGCGGTCCAGCTGGAGCCGTTGTAGATATTCATCTGCAAGGTCACAGTGTTGAAATACTGCGCTCCGATCTGCAGCGCGTTGCCGTCGTTGTCGAGGGTCGGCTCTACGGCCTTGGCCCCAAGGTATAAATCGGTGAACTCATCAAGGGCCAACTCGGCTGCAGCCTGCGCCGCAAGTGCGCCGCCCTCGGCTGCACCGGCTGCGATAGCCGAGGCATCTGCTGCTAGAGCAGAGGCAGCTGCGGCTGTCTCTGAGGCTGCAGCTGCCAGCGCTGAGGCCGCTGCGTTTGCAGCATCGGTAGAAGCTGCGAGGATGGCTGCGATGTTTGTCGCTACAGTCGTGACGTCTGCAGCGATAGCTGCGACGGCGATGATGTAGGCACTGATACCGGCAACTGTGGTGACGTCGGCGCTGATACCGGCAACTGTGGTGACATTGGCACTGATACCAGCGACCGTGACGATCTCTGCCTCGATGCCTGCCAGTAGATCGATGTACAGGATGAACTGGGCTTGATCGACTGTGCTGAAGAGATCGGTCTTGATTGCGCGGCCGATCTGCTCGCTCAATTCCTGCGCAATTCTGGTGAGGTCATCGAGCTTCTCTTCGAGAAGCTGAGGAGAGACGACCCCTCTGTTCTGAAGATCAAGATCCTGAGCCAAAGCTGTGGCGCGGGTGAACGCGACCTGCTCATTGGCTGTCGGCGCAGTGACAAAAGTTACGGTTCCACCCGCCACGTTGCCGACGTTGGCCACAGAGTAGTCAGTCGTCAGAGCCTTGGTGGTGATGACATTTGTCGTGGTGTCCACCACATCAACAACCAACTGCGTCCTATCCTCGATCAGGAAGCTGTAGGTGAAGGCTATTGTAGACCCGTCGCCGGTGAACGGGCCAGAGCGGGGTACCTGTGCTGTCGTTGTCATCGGTGCGCTTCCTTCAGTTCTTATCGTTGTACCATATTATTCGGCGAAAGTAAGGTTCTTGCCGTACAAAACTTCGAGCAGGTTAAGCTCCTCATCGCTCAACCCGTCCTTGTCAAGCACCTGCTTTATCCCTCTGTTAATCACCACCGACGGCAGCTTGAACACGATGCCAGCTGCAGAGATCACGCTGCGGGTGGAGCTGTCCCAGTTGAAGTCACCAGACACCATCTGCGAGATGGCCTTGCCGCCGCCGACGATAGTCCCGATGCCCGCCTCGAACGAGGTCTCGGCACCGAAGCCTTCCCACGATGAGACCGCTTGGCTGATGATCGGGCCGCCCAAAAATTCTTTGGGGAGCTGTGTGGTCAGCCACCACAGCGGGATGCCCATCTCCTCGATGTCGTCCTGCTCGCGCTCATCCCAAGGCTGCAGCCGCAGCAAGGACGAGAACATCGATGGTATGATGTAGGCTATAGCCAGATCTGTCGCGAAGTTCATGATGGTCGCAGGGTCATCCATCCGCATGTTCCTGAACTCAACCGAGGTGACGGACAGGCGTGCGATGATGAAGGTCTGGAACGTCGTGAAGGCACGGACCAGCTCGGAGTTGCGGGTGTTGGCCCCGACCGTTCCTCGCTCGAAGGCCGACCGGTCGCTAATTACACCCGACCCGTGGGCACGGGCGACCATGCGGTCGGCATAGCTGACGGCCTCGGCATCGGTCTTGCCCTGCTGCATGTACGAGCCATATGCCCCGTACCATGTCGGCATATCGACCGTGTAGAACTGCAGCTTCTGCATCCCCACAAAGCCGTAGGCCTGCATGCCCTGCTTGAAGGCGCCGATGCGTCCGCCGCTCAGAGTGTCCTCGCGCATGGCACCTGAGGCGAGTGCCATATCCCGCTGCATGGTCTGCTGCCGTTCCTGCATGAAGGGTGACTTACTCATCACGACGTCAGACGCCTCACGGACGTTGCCCATGTAGGCAGAGAAGCCCTTGATCAGGTTGCCGGCGCCAATGATGTTGACGGCGTTGAACAGGCCCAGAGGCTGCTGCACCAGAGTGGTCCAGCTGTAGGCCATAGCCGCGACAGAGGTGCCCTCGCGCAACTGCTTGACTAGGCGTGATACGGCGTCGCTCGCCTGACGGTCGCCGTTGGCCACGTCTTCTGCCCACAGCTTCAAGTGGTCCAGCTCTTGGTTGAACCCCTTCTCTGTCAGGATGCCGCTGATCTCCTTGTCCTTCAGGATCTTCATCGCGCCAGACAAAGGAAGGCGCAGCTCAAGGTCGTAGACCACGTCGTTCATATGGGACAGGGCGCCGTGGAACTGCAGGCTGAGAGGATCGCCGGTGACGGCTGTCCGCGCCTCCTGCCAGCCGCTCTTGGTCTGGGCACGGGCTGCTCGGCCGCTGGCCATGTTCTTGACCTGCGTGTCGGCGTCGGTGTCGCGCACTGTGCCGACAGCCTGCTCGCGGTCGTACCGGATCGGGTAGTACCCGCCGTTCTTTACGAAGGCAGGCGCACCCTTGATCTGGATCTTGGTCGTGATCTGCTGAGGGCGCACGCCGGTGGCCTGCACCTCAAGGTCGGAGATGTCTGGCCACAGCTCGTTGATCTTGCCCCAGACCTGACTGACCACCTGCCACATCTCTGTGGTCATGTTCTCGCTCAGGACACGCTCGATCTCTTTCTTGGTCATGAAGTTGCGGCTGCCTTGGTTTGTCAGGCGCTCCATGTTGCCGTCGGCCCCAGTGTTCAGGGCGATGGTCAGCAGGTTGTAGCCGTCGAGGATTTCCTTGGTCCCGCCGACCGTAGCCTCGACCTTCATCGAGGTGAACGTACGCAACTGCTTGATGTAGTCCTTGCCGTAGACCTTCTTCCACAGGTCGCGCTCGAACCACTCGGCATTCTTACGGCGGCGCAGGCCAGCCCTGCTCATGGCATCCTGCACTGGGATTGCGATGACACGCCCCATCAGGCCGACAGCGTCACGCTTGGTCCGGTCGAGGACGCGGAGGATGCTGTCGGCATTCGACATGGACAGGAAGAAACCACGCACAGCCCGACTACCTTTTTTCAGCAGGCGCTCATCACGCTTGCCTACCTTGGATGGGCCGTCGTCTTCGTGCTTCGCGTCCAGCTCGGTGATGATGTCGGTCTTGACCTCTTGGTAAGCCCGCGCCGTGATCCCGTCCAAGACCTTGCGTGTGGCCCTGCCGACGTAGATCAGGTTCTTGACGATGGCGTCAAGCTCCTGCAGCTCCTCAACTGTCAGTTCGCTGTAGTGCTTCTGCCGACCGGTGGCGATCACGCTCTCGGCGTTGAAGGCCAGCTGGTCCTCATTGCCTGCATCGACCATCGCCTGCACATACGACGCCAGATCCCGCGCCTGCTTCAGCTGCTTGGGCGACTGGGGGCGGAAGCTATACTTCTCCAGCAGCTCGCGCAGGGTGCCGATCTGTGGCTCTGCCAAGCGCTTGCCGACGTCCTTGTTGCGGGCCGTCTTGTTGGCGGCGATCAGCCGGTCAACGATGGCCTGCGTGTCGCGCGCATGGTTGTACTTCATGTGCGCGATGATCTGGTTTTCCTTGGCCTTGAATGCCGCGACCAGATCCTCGCTCGCCGTCGTCTTGGGTTTCCCCTTCGACGTCATGCGCTTCATGATGCGCGCCATCAGGGTCTGGGCCTTACGACCGGCTGTCCGCTCTGCGTGCAGATAGACAGCATCCTGTGTCGCCTGACGCACGGTGGTCTCGCTGACCTCCAGCTCGACCCGTGCTTCCATCTCGGCTTTGGTCATCATGGTCGGGACTTCGCCGCCCTCGGCCTTGATGGTGTCCAAGATGAAGTTCAGGTCCAGCATCATCAGCTGGCGGTTCTTGTCTTTGTGCAGGGCTGCCATAGCCTCACGCTTGATGGACCCGTCATCGAGGGCATCAGCAAACTCTTCGCGCAGTTTCATGCGCAGCTCTTCCTCGATCCGCGCCTCACGCGACGGCATCTCGCGCAGCTCGGAAATCATGGTGGCTGCGTTCTTGTAGCCATACTGGTGGGCGACCGCCTCGATGGATGGCTCGCCGGTGCCGTAGACCTTGCGCCCCTTTTCGGTGTGCTTGTCCAGATCGTCCAGCGCCTCTTGGCCGTAGGTGTCGAGGATCGACTTGCGGTCTAGGCGCTGTGCGTCCTTGGTCGCAAGGCGGCGCAGGACGCGGCGCTGTGGGTCGGCATCGACAGATGCCTCGATCTCTGCGCGCAGCACTGCACGGCGCTCGATGTAGCCCTTCGACCGCGCTCTGCGGATCGGCTCCATCGTCTTGGCCAGCAGGGTGGCGGCAGCCTCGTCGTCGTGCTGGATCGCACCCTTGCGGTACGCCGCCCAGACCTCCTCTGTCATATTCGGTGGCTTGGCCGTGAGCATCTGCCCCATGCCCTGCTCGGCCTTGGCGATGGCGATGGCGTCGTCGGTCGCCAGCATCCGGTCCATGACCTCGGTCACCTCCGGTGGTAGCTCGACATTCAAGCCTCCGAACTGGCGATACAGGTTGACGATCCATTTGCGCAGGCGCTCGAAGGATGTGCGCAGTTCGACAGATGGCGCCTTGCCGGTCTCGATGTACTTCTCGAACGCCACGGCCCACTGCTCCTGCTGGGCCACGGTGAACGGCGATTGCTCGCCCTGACCACGACCGAGGAACTCGTTGATGGTGTCCATGTCAGCGACCATGTCAGCCGGTGCCGTCGGCAGCATCGACAGCTCCTTGAAGGCCTGCAGGAAGAAGTGCCCTGCCTCATGGACGAACGTGGACTTGTCCGACTTCTGGAACAGCGTGATCACCGACCGCGCCTCCGTCAGGTTGGACGGCATCGCGATCTGTCCACGGTTCTGCTGGTTCAGGACTTGGCCTTGGCCTTGGCCTTGGCCTTGGCCTTGGGGCGCAACCGGTTCCCCGTACTGCGCCCGTATCGCGTCGATCATGCTCTTAGGCAGTTTCAGGGCGTTGGTCGCTGCCTCGTCTGCAGCAATTACGTTGTTGGCAAAGCTCCTAGCTCGACCGGAAACACTTCGTGCGCGGTCTGCAAAGCGCCGAGGATTTGCTCGTCCGTCACCTTGTCCGGTGACCCCATCTCCTTCGTTGCCAGCTGGAGCGCCGTCAGGTAGGCGTCGTTGCGCGGCCTTGAACTCGTCAAGGTCTGCTCCGCTTCTGATCCCAAGACCGTCTTGGCCCTCAAGAACAAATCGTTTAGTTGCTTCGGATCGTATGGCATCGTCGCCCCTCCATTTCATGATGGCCACATCAGGGAACGCGTCTCCTTCGAGCCACCCCTGCCTAGTCCACACTGCTTTTAAATTTTCTATCTCTTGGTTGGTGAAGTATTGAGGATCGAAGGGGATCGCCCCCACTTCCTCAAAGCCCATCGTAGCATAAATTGATGGCAGCAGTCCAGCCGGTTTGCTCGCGCTCTTAACCTTGAACGCATCCAGCACCGTGACGCCCTCTTCGATGGCCTTCAGAACTTGGAACGTACCCATGCCCTGAACACCAAGCTCGTTGCTGGCTACGCCCACAAGTGCGGTCTCGTTGTCCGTCAGGATGCCGTCTGCAACCAGCTGATTGGTCACATCACTTGGGTACTCCTGCCGATAGTCGAGGCCTTTCTTCACGCCCATCCAGACGTTGAGGCCACCCTCCTGAACGCGGGTGTCTCCAAGCTGAAACACACGGAATGACCCGTCCTTCTTCCCAGCCTTGAGGTCGGCTGCGGTGTACTTGGTCAGGGTGGCCGAGGCCTCGTTCTCTACGAGGGCAAGCTCGAACTCCGCTGGGTTGATGCCACCGGCGTTCGCGGCGTTGTCGCTGCTGCGCCACTGCCCAGCCAATGCTGCGGTGTACGCCTGAGCCACGCGGTAATCGTGCAGCTGCTCGATGACCTCTGCCTCGCGCACGATCTCTGGCGTGACGATCTGTTCATCAGTGGTGCGCAGGCGCTCCATCAAGAACTTGGGGTTCGATCCCTCTTTCGATCTGGACGTCACTTCCTGCAGCAGATCCTTGTAGAGAACCTCCATAGGGATGTGCGTAGAGAACGACCCGACCAGCGTGCCCCGCATGCCGTAGCGGTATGCTGGGTGGCGCGGGATGTCGCCAGCCTGTGCTGGGTCGTCAAAGTCGATGATCAGGTCTTCGGCGTCTGGGTCGATCTCCATCGCCAACAGTGCGTCACCCTGTTGGGTCGCGCGGTAGTCTGGGTCAACGGCCTCGCGGATGACACGGCCAACAGGGAACATGCCGTCCAGTGACCGGAAGGCCGCGCTGTTCATCTCGTTTGCCATAGCTTTGCGGGTCGTGAAGGTCGCCTGACGTATCCATGCGTGCAGCGCCACTGCGTCGTCCAGCATAGGTAGGGTCGCTAGACCGGCGTATCCGTCATCCTTTTTATTGCTCTTGGAGACGATGAGTTCGTGCGCCTTCTGGATCTGGCCTGCAGGGAACTGCCCAGCCTCGATGACGCCCTCAAGGGTGCGGAGTAGCGCGTTGATGGTCATCTCGTTTGAGGTGTGCGCGTCGTCCTTCATGGCGAGCATCGTGATGACAACACGACCGCTGCCGCCCTGTGCCAAGGATTGCTCCCTCAGTGCGCGCACTTTGTTGCGTACCTTGGAGATCACGCCCACCTTGTTGAACGCCCAGACGACGCCTGCGTCTCTGTAAGCCTTCAGCCACGGGAAGTTCGGCCCGCCGAGGTAGGGAGTTGGAGCCAGCGGGATGCCGTCCAGCTTGTCATAGGTGGACCCCGCTGCCGTGAGGTCGGCGAACATCGGGTAGATGCTCGCGCCCTCTAGGTCTCGCGTCTTGATAAAGCTCTTGCTGGTGAGGCCACCGGCGACTGACGTATCAACAATAGGCCCAGCGCCTGCTTGGTTAAGAACAGTGAAATCGGCTGCTACCGTGTCATCAGGCGATACATTCTCGGTCCACGCGAACTCAGGAAGTAGGCCAGTCTTCTGGTCTGCGAACACCGTATCCTCGACCTTAGCCGTCCGGTTCGCTTCCCCGTTTGGGCCGTAGTTGAGCCAGCTGTTCTGGCCGCGTGTTTCTGTGGTGATGGCAGCGACTGCAGATCCGGTGAACAAGCGAACGTGGGCCTGCCACGCATTCTCTTCGCCATCTGCTCTGAAGCCGGTGAACTCTAGGCCGTGGCCAAATGCGTCATGCACGGCGCGGAACAGGTCGTTAGCGTAGACAGGGCGCATCTCGCCGTTCGGGCCGAGCGGCCACTCGATGCCTGTCTCAGCAAGCAGGGGGTTTGCGTCTGGGCTAAAGTCATCGCCGGTGCCGAACCCCTCGGCAGTGGAGAACACGCCCATCGTCTGGTTATCTCTGGCGTCGAACATCGCGTTCCACGGAGAGGCAGCGTAGGCCTGCCCCTCTGGTGAGTTGAGATCGATGAAGTAGAAAGTGTAACCGGCATCGACCAGCGCTTGGTACTGAGCCGTCGTCTGCGCGATCAGGTTCGCGTAAGCCTCTTTGACCGCTGGGTCTTGAGGGTTGTGTTCCATAGCCTCGTAGGCGTCCGCGACACGGGCCGCGAACTCTGGATCTACTTTGACGAACTCTGCTTGGCGCTTGAGGTCGATGCCGTTGTCGGCTGCGTATTTCTCGGCGACTGCGACAAGGCGCGGGTCTGGGCCAGAAACGCCTCTGACTGTCGGCGCGCCTTCAAGAGCCGATAGGCTCCCGCTTCTTGTTCGTCCTTGGGTGTCACTACGTTGTCCACGACCTGCTCCTATGTTTGGTGTCTGTGCTTGGTTGGTACGATCAGCTTGAAACTGCGCGATACCAGCATCGACTGCAGCAGTCAATTCTTCGATGCCAACGCCTGCTGCTTCCAGCTCCGCGACAGCCTGCTGCAGCTGCGCCTCGATGGCTGCCTTGGTCTCAGGCGGGGCAGCTGCGACTGCAGCCTCAAGCTGGCTGACAATGCCCTGCAGGCCTGCCACAGCCTTGGTCTGGGCTGCCAGCTCCTTCTGACCACCGGCGAGGGCGCCTAGGGTCTGTGCCTCGCCCTTGACGTCGAAGCCCATGCGCTGGAACAGATCCTGCGCATCAATCCCGTAGCGCGTGGCCATCGTCTCGAAGAATGCGGTCGCCAGTGCGGCGTTTGCCTCGACCTCTGGCGCGGTCATTCGACCGGTGGCCTTCAGCTGCGAGGTGATCTGGCTGTACATACTCTTGCGCTTGGGTGCCATCGCCTCAAGGTCGTTCAGCATGGCAGCCTGATCGGCGATCTCTGCTTGGATCTCCTTCATCGATTTGGCCTCAGCAGGCGTGAAGCCCTGAGCTGTGATCGATGCGTTTCCCTTGATGAAGTCTGCGCTGTCGCCTGCAAGGCTGGTGACCACGCCGCTGGCCTTGACCGCGACCCGACCGTTGCTGTCGCGTGCAGCGTCAAAGTCTGCGACTGACCCGCCGAGGCGCTCGACCAGAACCTCTGGACTGACGCCGATCTCGGATGCGTGCTTCACGATGTCGTCGGTCTGAAAATACACGGATGTGTTGGACAGGCCCAGCCGGTCCACCAACGCCTTGAACTTGGACGGAGACCGCGAGTTCAGCTTCAGCTTCTGCGTCACTGCTGCCAGCTGGTCCATCGTATGTACCGTCTGGCCAGCGTCGGCCATCGCTCTGGCTGTCCGCTCGTCAGTGATAGCGCCACGGGCACCGATGGTCATGCCCATCACACCGCCCGTCAAACCGCCGAGGACGGCGCCGTTCAGCGCAGCCCACATGGTTTCGTTGTTCAGCTCCAGCTTGCCCTCGACGCCGTACTGCTCGATCAGGGTCTGGGCACCTTCTGCGACAAACTCTTCGATGCCATCGCGCAAGAAGGGTGCGCCGATGCGGCGCAGGTAACCTTGCGAGATCCGACGCAGCACTGGCTCGGACAGCGCGCTCAGTGCCTCACGCCGCGTTACAGCATTGAACAGGGTGCGGCTACCGAGGGCGCTGACGCGTCCTACTGGGCCAAGCACCGCTTCAAGTGAGCCACTGAGCAGTGCCGTCTGCCGAGCGCGGATGCGCATCTCTGGGGTATACATGACCATGCTGTCGAGCTTGTCCACCTGACCGGACACGATCTCGCCCTGCGCTGCCACGGTACCAGCTGCGACCGACAGCGCGACGCCGCCGACGCCACCTGTCAGCAGGCCAGCGCCGATGATACCTGCCATGATGCCGAGGCTTGGGATGCCTTGAACGACGCCCCACTCCATCAGGTCACCTGTAGACCGAATGTCACGCAGATCCTGCACAGCTGTGAAGTTCACCTTCTCGCGCTCTGCTGATAGTTCTTTCAGCTTTGCGAAGTACCGACCGGCTGACACCTCGTCATCGAGGACAGCGAGAGACAGCTCTGTCAGCTGGCGCTGGCGCTCCTCCGGTGTCGCGGCCAAAAACCGCTCGATGGACCGGCGCTCGCTGCGGCCTGCGTGGCCGCCCTCCAGCTTGAGGTCGTTATAGTCCAGCGGCTCGCCTGCAGCCTGAGCCATCGCGGCTAGTGCGAGGTTGTCGAGCATGCGCGAGGATGCGGTCAGGTCTGCTGCGCTTCCAGTAAAGCCCATTGCCGCGCCCATGGTCCCGAACATGAGCTTGCCGTTCTCCCAGCCGCGCGCCACATTGCCAGCTTCCTTGCTGTCGAGGTTGCGCATGATCGTACGCTCCCAGTCGATCAGCTGGGGCAGTTCATCCTTCACCATCGCTGGGTTCTCTGGCGCGTCGTCCATCCACCGCAGAGACTGCGTGGCCTGCTGCGCTAGTCCGCGCGAGTTCATCTGGTCTTGGAGATAGTTGGCCGTTGGCTCAGGGTTCGCGAGGCGTTCGGCGTTGATCGGCATCTGATTGGCCACTGTGGCCAGCGGGTCAGGGTTACCAGATTGACGGCCGAGCTGCAGCTTCCTCTGCGCCAGTTGTGTCTGTTCGTTCCTCAGCGCGCGTGTGAAGTCTGTGGTCAAAATACCAGTCCCTTTATTTCCTTAGAGGTGTACGAGCAGACCCCCTAATGCCCATCGGATCTTTGCGTGCCTCATCTATTGCCCGCTGCGTCGAGGACGCGGCCTTCTTGCCCTGCGCGCTTAAAGCGGCTTCGTTGGCGGCGCGCTGCCTAAGTGCGTCCTGCTCTGCCAGCATGAGCAGGTTCGCGTTTTCTGCCTCTAGTGCAGCACGCCCTTTCTCTGTCACCGCTGCCGCTGCTGCATCTGCCGCCTCGTTGATCCCAGCCATGATCTCTGGGTTATTGACCCGCACCTTAGCATAGACATACTCGATCAGGTCTTCGGCGTAAACATCCTTGAACGCGCGGTTCTCATCGAGGTACATCGCCTTGGCCTGCTCTAGGACGGCAGCGTTCAAAACGTAGTCGCCGACGACGACGCCGCCACCCTTGGAACCGGCGGCCGCGATCAGGTCGTCTGCCATTGCGTCGGCCTTGCTCAGGGCTGCTCCCAGCTGGAATAGCGGCACGTCTTCGTAATCCCCCTTGCCACTGCGAGTATCCTCGACGGACACCCTCACGCTCTGCATGTCGATCTCGTTCAGAATATCCCAGTCGGTCCACTTCTCGAAGCCCTTCATGTTCATGCCTTTTTTCTGCATGCCCTCCATCACCTGAGTGACAAGCTTGTTGGCTTCGCGTGCGCCCTTTTCCGTGTTGATCTTGATGCCCAGCTCGGTGAACTTGTTCTTGGACAAGTTCATGACATTGTCAAAGGTAGGGGTGATATCTGCGAGGCTTGGAAGATCAGGATCTTGGTCGGTCTTGTTCAGCTGCCGCTGCTTCTCGCGCATGGTGTTGTAGGTCTGATCGTCCATGATGTCGCGGGACTGGGTCAGATCCATCTTCATGAACGCAACCTGCGCCTTGACGCCATTGACGCCGAGTGAGTTGTCCAGCATGTCGTTGACCTTATTCCAGTCGGTGTCTACCTCTTCACCGGACTTCTTCTTGAGGAACCAGTTGTGCAGCCCATCGACCTTGGTGCCGAGGATGTTGCGCTCTTCTTGGGTCAGTACGTTGTCCCACTTCACCTGCTTCAGTTCCTCGGAGGAGTAGCTGTCGATGATGGCGTAGAAGCTGTCAATCTGAGCGGCAACCTGCCTCTCCTCCTCGGCACGCTCTGCCGCCGCTTCTGCATTGTACTTGCGCAGCGCCATCTGGCGCACATCCATGTCTTCTTCGGCGTTTATCCGGTCCATTGGGGTGGCGTAGTTGTTGCTGTCGCCGCTTTCGAACGAGGCGACGGCTGCGTCAAGCTCCGCATCTCCAGCACTAGAGAAGCCTTCCCACACGGCGCGCAGAGAGGCGCGCTTGCCTGCTGCGGTTTTAGGTCCAGCGAGTGCGTCAGTCATCAGCACTGAGAACATGCGGTCCTGCATGGCCTCGTCAAACACCTCGTCTCCGGTCAGACCCATCTTCTTGATCAAGGTGCGCAAGGTGCCGCCGACGATCTGGTACTTGCCCATAGGCGTAGAGGTCAGCCCGTTCTGGGCAGCATAGCTGTTGGGGTTCAGTCTTGGTTTCACCCACTGACCGTACTCTCCACTTGGGTTCGAGAAGTTGACCAGCTGGGAGAGCGTCATCTTGGTGATGTCAGTACCGGCGAAGCCACTATTCTGACCCTGTGCGTACAGGGTCTTGTACCCACCGCTGCCGCTCTCATGCTTGTGCAGTAGCTTCATGATCGGAGATGCGGGGTCCATCATCCCCTCCCCGCCTCTGCTGATCCGTAGGGCGTCGGTCGCGATCTGGTCAGAGCGCTGATCTTTGATCCGTGGCTGCAGGGCTGCAGTGGCCGCTTGGAAATTGGTGGCATCGATGTCACCCGCAGCCAACGCCGCATCCAGCAGCACCTGTGCTGCTTTTGCGCTGGTGTTAGCCAGTGCGTTGACGGTGGCCAGCACGACCGTAGAAGTGCCCTTCAGCACTGCTTGATCCCACGCATCCTTGCTCTCACCCGTAGGACTTAACCCAGATCGGGCAGCCTCTTTCTCGGCTGCGTCCTTAGCTTGAAGGATCGAGGTCTGATACTCTTTGGTGTCGGTAGGGTTTGCTGACGCTCTATCTGCAGCCCCAGCGATGCGTCCTGCACTCAGCTCGGTGTCATAGGCATCCAGCTGACCAATCTCATACGCGGCCATCTTGCCGTACAGGCTCTCCTTGGTGGTGGCGTACAGCTTCTCGACGGCCTTGCGGGCGTTGCCGGTCATCTTGTCCAGCCCGATCCGCCCCTTGGCAGCTTCCATCAGGCCATCGATCTCGTCAGCGACACCGCGTGCGGAACCGCCGCGTCGAGACATCAGGCCGGTCTGCGGGTTTATCGCGTCACGCACGACCGTGTCGAAGTCAGCCTGCGCCAGACGCATCGTCGTCTCGACCCTGCGGTTGTCCAGCTCGCGGCCAATGTTCAGCGCACTGTCGCCGAGGCTGGACAGGTTCTGGGAGAACTCTTGGTTATTGGCGAATGTGGTGTTCTTGTAGACAGGCTGCAGCGGGTTGACCGTGATGCTGCCGACCTCTGCGCCGCGTTGTGCTGGTGTTGGGATGCGCATGATCTACCTCTAGACTGTTTTAGTCGGGAATAGGATGTCGGAGCTACGGGACACGGCGCTGACGCCAGCCGTAAAGCCAGACAGAAGCGGATTGAACCCGCGAGCTTGGGCCTTGAACTGATCGGCCTGAGCTGCGAAACCTGCGCCTGTATCCAGCGCCCGCTGCTCTTCTCTGTCGATATTCTCCTTCAGGCGGGTGATGTCCAGCTCGCCTGCCTCGGCCATCGCCTTATATAGCTCCATGCCTGTCGTGTCTTTCATATCGACTACGAAGCCTGCACCAGCAGTGCCTGCACGCACTTGGCTGAGGGAGGAGAGGGTTGCTTTCTTCTGGTCGAAGAGGCTGCTCTCTCCGATCTTGACCACGTCCTCTGCGTTGCGGATCGCGATCTGCTCGTTGATCCGCGCCTGCTCCGCCTGCGAGTTGGCAGCTGCCTTGTTGGCCTGCGAGCTCTTGTACGCGCCATAGGCAGACAAGCCGACGCCAACAGCCGAGATGGTACCTGCAACGCCAATTGCGCTGACTGCTGCTGAAACAATAAACGCCATTAGGAGACACCCTCTATCATAGCCCTGAACATATCGATCTCGGCCTGCACCTCGTATGACTTAGCCAGATCGGTCTTGTCCACCAGCATATCTTCGAGCTTGTCGATGTCGGTCTCATCTGTGGAAAACACATTTTGAATGATCAGATCTTCCATGATGTAGGCCATTTTACGACCTGCACCCGCCACGAAGGTTGCCGGTGCCTCGACCACGACGACCTTGTCTCCCATGAGCGCAGCCATCTTGCCCTGCAGGATGATGCAAATGTGGGCGTCTCTGTGCGCATGCCCAAGGACGATGGTGCCAGCAGGGATCACAGCCTCGCGGATATAGATATTTGGCCCGAAGTGATGGTTGATTTCGTAAGGTGCCTGCGGCCCGCTCAGCATCATGGCCTCGACGTCATCGAGCGAGTGGCCCGATGGTGTCAGCTGGTTTTGCTCTGGCATCAGTTCCCTCCGATGATTGCATCTGGGATCAGGGTCAGCACGGTGAGGGGCAGAGGATCGCGCTGCTCGATCACCACTTGTTTCCTTTTACCCCAGTTTGCAGACATAGTCACGTCAATGTCGTTTGTCACCATTTCGAGGGGTTGCCCGAACAAAGCAGGCAACCCGAACCGCGCCTCACGCATCGTGTTGATGTCTGGGCCGAACCACATGCCGAGGGTGCGCTCTACCTGAACGGTGAGGCGGGTGATGTTCTTGGATCTGCCCTCAAAGGCATCGCCCCCTTTGCCGTAATTTGACAGAGGTAGCGTAGTCAGGCGCGAGAAGTACGGCAGGCCAAGATGGACGCGGGATGCAGGCGTCTGCAGGGTGATGGTGCCGTCAGTAACCAGCAGGCCGCGCTCGACGTAACCATTGGCAGCAGCGACAAGGGTCTCGCCGTTGAGGTGGTGCAGGCCGGTGATGGTGGTCACCGCTTTGCGGGCGTAGCCACCGGAGCTGTACGCAGCGAACGCGGTGCCGTCATAGTCGGCAGCCTCGATCTGCAGCGAGAAGGTGTCTGTCGTGG